CTACTGCAGGGCAAATTAAGCCTGCAGACCCAGTCGGAGATTAGCCCGACAAAATAACTAGCTATTTAGGACTATGTTCCGTCGAAGCTCTCGTAGTTGTCCCAGGATATTACAATCGTTTCCCCGTCAGGGAAAACAACCGTCGTCTCCTTGGCAACTTCGTCACTACGGTGGGAAACGGGGCTATCATAACGCCCCTGAATCCATGGTCCATAGCTAGGCCACTGTTGAGCAGTCCCCGTATGTCTCTTATAGCCTTGCGGCTTTGGGAGCACAGAGGGGGAAACCTCAAACCTTCCCGACACAAAATCGTCGGTCCCGATAGCATCAACCTTAAGAAATGTCCGGATAATTTCACTCCGGACACCATTAAGGAGAATGTCGTGCTTCTCAGCAGGACTTAATGCATCGGAGGGACGCTCAGGGTAGTCCAGTAAATGGAGTTCCTTGAGTAAAACGCCTTGCCCACCGATTTTCTTTTTCCCGAACTTCGGGATAAGATCCTCGTAAAGCCAAGCGTCATGACCGTCAATGGCACGGCTGGGTCTAGCTTCATCCCAGTCAACCACTAACCCTCCATCACCATAACCCTCCGGTATTTTGAAGTCCCGGAAGAATCGTGGAATAGAGGCTACCAACTGGTTGTAAACAGGTTGGTAACGCGAGTCAAGTCCCCAGTGAAGCCTAGAGTAGCGCCTCACTGTGTTCGCGGCCCAGTACTTTCTATGTACTGAATCTATACGGTCGCGAACATAAAAAGGTGTAACGTCAGTACCTAGGAAGTAATGCTTTCCGCATGACTCCCTAAACGGGCCAACGGAGAAAGTCTTCTTTGAATTCATTTCGAATCCAAAGTACAACAAGACCTCTCGCAGTGGCTCGACTAGTTCAGAGGCGATAATTATATCATCGCCAAAGACAGTGCACTGACGATCCGTCTCACGTCCGGCCAATAGGTCAATAACAGCTGAGCAGATACCGTAAAACATCAAGGTCTCTAACTCAAATGTGTACCCATTGCCCATCGATGAAACCTTACGAAGCGTGTGTATTGCCTCGTTAGGAAGAACGGTGAAGGGCGAACGTGTTTGCTCTATTACGTCCACCCAGTCACTCGGGAGTAGTAACCTCACCAATTCCATGTGAATGGAATCGGAGGCACTGCTAAGGTCGACAGTTGCTAGTCGACCGTTTGCGCTACCTATCCTGGCATACTCAGCGTTAGTTTGCTGAGCGTTCGGAAGGAGTAGCCCCCAGCGGTTAAGCCGGCGCCGTATACATGCACCGATCCCTTTCTGAAAGTACATATTCAGATCGGGTTCGATACAGATCGTGCGATCGGTTTTCGCGTTCTTCGGAACAGTGACAAGCTTTGATCCGGCCACTACAGAGGCAGAAAACCTCCAAGTAGGGTGTGCCTTTGAAAGTGCACTTGCCAAGATCTCAGCGTTATACGACATATGGGGTCTTTCTGCCCCAAACTTGAACGATGCATCACTTCGCCGCCTCGACAAGGAAGTCGAAGCTCCAGGGCCGAACGCGAAAGAGGAAGAAGCCTCATCCAGACTAAACTGTCCGAGTATCTTTTCGATTTTTAAACGAGCCGTCATTTCGATAGCTCGCATTCTAGCCTTCTTAGAAGTACTAGAAACGATCGGATTCTCATCAAAGCGTAACCTGGAAAGGCGATCCTCTACCTCAAGAAACTTCTGCAGGGCTACAGCTGATCGATTCACGCCGATATCCCAATGAGGGAATTTCGACATGAGCTCGACACAGAGGTAGTCCCGCGAGAAGATATCTGCATTCGTGTAATCCATCGGATCCACGGAAGCAGATACAATCCTCGAGTAGTCTCCAGCTTTTAACTGCCGGTGTAACTCCCGAGATACTTGAGTGTCTGCCGAGATAAAAATACCCTCGGCAAGTTGGTTGGCCTGGCAAGCAGACTGTCGGTACAGATCCTGAAAAGGATCCACAGCGTTTTTCTTGACCTTCTTCATTGGTAGAAAACCTCTGATTAATGGTTGAGTTAGACAGTAGGGCTGTCAGGAGTAGTCCGTGTAACACGGCGCTCCTCCCTAATAGCCACTAGGATATCTAAAATGACGGACAGGAGCCTCCAATAATGAGCGTTCATAGCTCAGTAGAGGTTTTCCTGCGACTCGACCATACTAACGGTCGACGCATCATTCAAGATTCCAACCGCAATTTTCCGAAGATCCTTGCGGTTCTGCAACGTTGCGTCTGCG